TGTTGATTGCATCCTTCACTTGAGACATCTTTCCGTCTGCATAGCGTGGATCTCCCATTGGGAGCTGTCCGATGACTTCTTTTTGACTGTATCCCACCCGATGGATGTTGATTGCACCCGGATATGTCTTGATCTGACCAAGGAACCCATCATCAGGTAGTGTCAATGGAGGATCGACCTGTTTCTGAAGTGCTTTCAGATAGGTTTTTTCCATCTCATTGCACATCAGGACATCAGGGAGTGCATCTCCTCCCGGTCCTCTACCATAAGTCTCATCCTCGTTCTTCGCCCATCTGCTGACCACATACGGGAACTCGTCATGCCCTCCTATCCCAATAATCTGTTTCTTTTCTTTGAGCACATGAACAGAAATAAAGGGTTTTGGAATCAACTGTAGTGGGCCGCCTAGTTTCAGTGCATGCCATGGTTTTATAACATGGACACAATCATACTTCTCAAATGGCTTGCCATCCTCCAGTTTCTGGAACACAGACTCTGGGAGCATATTTGCGTCAAAGTTCTCAATGAGTGCTTTTGCAGTATAGGTATACTCCCGGTATGCAGAATCTATCCTTCCACGTTTATTCACTGAGTAGCAGGTTTTCGCAAGTGGGAAACTTCTGTAATATGGCCCAAGCCCAGGGACATCCTCAATATACATACTCCCAGTGCCAAATGCCCCAAGATCTGTGTGATATTCATATGCCGCAGGGTGAAAGTTAGATTTTGGAGAAGAAAAGTGCATCTGCATTGCACGAGTCACCTCCTCCAACCATAACTGTACTCCACGATCCTCCTCCAACTGCTTAATTGCAGGTTTTAAGATAAACCATGGCGCAGCAGCAGGGGTCAGCAGGTTGTGGAGACCTGCGCTAAAGCGGGTTAATGCCCTTACCGCAGTAGAGTCAAATATCTTTGCACGTCGAGACAGTCCAGCAGTGTACTTTGTCTCAAAATCAGCACGTCTGGGGCACATCAGATCTGCAATCTGCTGCCACTGACGTTCCCATGCAGTCCGATCATTCTTGAGCGCCTCATGATCATGAAGCACCTCAGATGCCGGGTTGCTATCGTCTCCTGCGTATACTGGGGTCTGAGATGGCATCTCTAGCCTCCTACTGTCCCGTATGCTTTATTCTTCACTTTGGTCGGTCTCCGATTTGAAGTTAAACGTGTGTCTGTCCCTTTTTGGGATCTCCTGAGATATGGCTCTGCCTTCACCTCTTGTGTTACATCTCCATATGTTGGTGCAGTCGGAGTCTCTGGCTCATTGGTCTCTGACCCATAGATTTGCCCATGCGCGTAATCAAGGAATCCTTGTGAGTTAGTTGCGAGGTGGCTCATCATGTTGTTCAGATTCATGTTTATTTCTTTAGTGCACATGGTATTTCCCGTATGAAAATATTCCAGTTTGAGCTGTCTTCTTCTCCCATCACCATTGGAAGACGTTTCTCCAAAACCTTATAATAGGAGGAAGACTCCTCGCAAACAACCAGATAAGATTCCCTGCCTGATTGTAACATAAGTGTTTCTAGACAGCCAAATGCAGACATAGAATGCCGCATCGTGTTACGTTCTGGAACCATCCACCAATACACGGTTGGAGACTCCAGACAAAATCCTCCTGCAACCTCATTATCAATGACAATCATATGCGTAGTCGCAACAGGATACCCATTATGCGCGTCGGGACGCATGGTCCTGTATACGTTGAGCATCTCTGCTTGCTCAGCTTCATTCCGAATTGGGACAACCCGAACTCGTGTGAGATCCAGCTCCCTCTTCATGGCAAATCTCCAGAACCCCATCTCCCCTTCTGCCAATTACCACGCTTGTTGTAATGGGCTGAGGTCATCCTCCTGTAAAATTCCTTCCGGGTTGATTTTGGAACAAGTAGACGATCCGCTGCTCTCCCGAAATATGGCTTACCAAGACCAGCACCGACCATTCTTAATGCAACATCTCTGGTCTTACCAAGTTCAGGACGCTTTAAACTCACATCAACTAAATCTCGATGGTATTTATCTTTCCCCAACATATTGATATTAATTCCTTTTTCTAGATAACCATGCAGAGCATTCCTTGCCGTGTGCGAGTAAGGGTCTCCAATCTCAGGAGTGTTTATCTTAGATACTCTGAATGACTTATTTAATTCTCCTTTTGCATATATTCCTAACTTTGGGCCATGACTTATTTGTCCAAACTGACCACTCGCCTTTGTTGTACGCTTCCCTGTTAATCCAGAAAACTTGCCCCGCAGCAGAAGAGTGTCACCATCATATGCGCCTATATTCCATTGATGACCTCCATAACCCTCTTTCCCATGTTTTAACCACTTCATGCTGCAACCCCCCAATCCTCAAATGCATTCCACTCATGCTCCTTGGTCCCGATTGCATGATTCTGTGGGCGCTTAACCTCTGCAGTCTTTGCATACCTCAAGGATTGTACTGCATATCTGGTTGCACTCATCAAATCGTCGTTAAACTTTATAACCTGTCCGTTCTTTCTGTGATACATCCTGAACTCCTCAAACCACTCAAAACAGTGGTCAAAGACAAAGAATCTGGATGTCCTCATCTTATCCAACATATTCATTAAACCTGCCTCTACAGATTGTCCTCCCTCTGGATTCTCAAAATGCTTGACGTTCATGTTAAGCCCCTGCTCCCGGTAAATCTGTGCAAGTGGGATCCCTGAACCCTTGTCATGCTGAGATCCGTCATGAGGCCATGCAACTGGAATCCAATGACCGCGAGTCTTCATTGCTGCTGAATGAAATACTGGAGTCTCTGCGCTCTTCCTGTATATGTCATAAATATACACTGAATCAGAATCCCTGTCATGTGCAATCCAAACTGCAGCAGTTGGGTGATCCCAGCCAAAATCCATCCCGCATATCCTGCTCCAATGATCAGGAATAGAAAATGATGGGCGTTTAATGTCCTCCTCCTTTATTGGGAATACCAGCCCTGAACCCAACACAGGAATCCCCTTTGAGCGCATCTCACGCTCATGCTCTGGAAGTGCTGCAAGTATCTCCTGCTTGACCTCTTCATCCAAATGGGGGGCATCATCCCATGTTGCATTGAAAATCTGTTGATGAGGTTGGAGATGATTCATGAACTGTGCGATCACCTGTGTCATTCCAGACTCAGGTGTGAATGTCATGTATATCAACCCTCCTGATTTCAGAGATGCCCTCAATGCTTGTGAGTAAATATCCTGTGGAGGTTCCTCGTCCAACCATGTGACATCTACTGCTTTTCCCATCCATGCTTGCTTACCCTGCTCGTAACTCTTAAAGTGCAACTTGGAGTTTCTGCCTGATTCATGCTTCACCATAACTGTCTGATATGCATTTGGAATCCCAGGCTGGCGCTCTGTCTTTCCTATTGCATCCTTCGGGATTGCTCCCTTGCCAAAATCCTCCTCGTCTCCAGGGGTTCCTAGTAACTCTGCCTGTACTATGTCCCGTGTGTTGCCTGTTGTGTTCCCAGCAGCCCATGCCTGTATTGGACTGTTGAAACGAGCACCTCGCCACCACTTAGGATACCTCCCTGTTAAATGAGTTGCTAACTCTGCTGCACCACAATACGTCTTTCCTGTCTTGTTTGCTGCCATCAATAAACGCTGACGTGCAAGACGACCCTTTGTGTCACGGCCCTCATGGAATCTGATCTGATACTCATATGGAGTGTACTGCTTGAGTCGGTTTGTCTCCTCTGACTCTGCAATAATCTCCGCAACTGCAATCGCCCTCTCAATCTGATGGGTCATTGCGATATCCTTGAGCGGTGGGACCTGCTCCCTGTTAACCACGAAGGCTTGTCATCGCTGAAACGCCAAGGAAGTTTGCCGCCAGTCCTTTTCATGAGACGCTTGTCTCTTGTCGTAATCGTCTCTGCTCCAGCCTCTGGCGCAAATGCCGTGAAATCTGCGGCGATACCCACAGCACCTGTCAGACCTTTTACCCCTATACCAAGTGCCCTTCTGAGAGTGTTCCTGAATATCTCCTTTGCATGAACAGTCTTAAGCTCAGACTTCAGTTTCTGACGAGACGCGCTTGCCTCCCGCTCAGCAATAGAAACCTTCTTCTCCTCATATGCCTTCCTGGAAACCGATTGATACGCTTGCTCTTCTGCAAATCTAGCATCCGTCGTGTGTGGAAATGCAGACTGACGAGG